TCGCGTACAGGAACCTCATCTGTGCTTTGCTCTGGAACGGCATCTGTTTCTGGTTTTTTAGTTAAATCTACTTTGACAATATTGTCATCTTGTTTGTTTTGTTTTTTAAGATCAACTTTAGTTACGTTGTCTTTTGTAGTTTCTTCAACTACATCATTTTTTTCTTCCATAATATAATATAATAATAATTAATAAATTTTATCTAGGATCAAACGAGCCTAAATCAAAGTCTCCGCTAAGTATATCATTACCTGCAGATTCAAAGTTTTTAGGTGGTTTATCACCTTTTCTTTGATCAATTAACTCACTTTGTTGAGTTGCTTGTATTCTTGTTCTTTCGTCTTTACGATCTTCTTTTTCTTTTTCTTTTTCTCTTTGAGCATCAACTTCCATACCTTTTAACTGCATGTTCATTTGAAACTCTAATTGCATTAATTCTTTTTTATACTCAACTTCTTGCGCTTGCTTTTGAGCTTCAAGCTGAGCTTTAACTTGCTCTAGCTGAGCTTGTACTTGTGCGTTAGCTTGATTTTTTTGTACTTCAGCTTGAGCAGCAACCTGTTGTGTTTGAGCGTTTGCTTGCGCTTGAGCTTGTATATTAGCTTGTTGAGCAGCTTGATCTCTTTGAAACTTTTGTTTTCTACGTATCTTCAATAATTGATTAGCTAACTTTACATTTTTAATATCTCGTAAATCAATTGCATCTTCAAGCTCTATACTTTGTTGAGCTAAAGCTTGTTGTATGTTGTTTTCTAGTAAAGCTTTTTCTTCTTCATCTGGTGATAATTCAATAAATATACCAAAATCATATAAATGTAAACTAGACATTTCATCTAATGTAGCTACGTTATGAGCACCAATAGCTTGTATAAACGCATCACGTGTTGGTGAATATTCTATTATATCAGATATTCTAAGTGATAATTGCTCAGCTGTTTCAGCTGTTAAAAATAAACCAGCTTGTAATATATGTCTTGTAGCTGTGTTGCTATTAGCCGCTGCTAATTTTTGCACACCTACTAAAGCGTTTTTATCTGGTGTGCTACCGTCTCTAGCTTCGTTAAGCCCGGTAGTATCTCTAATCATTTGTAAGTAATAATTATAGTTTGCTATTAAAGCTTGTATTTTATTACCACCACTACCACTTGTTATTTCTTGTATTGGTACTTTTCCAGGATTCATATCACCTTCACTTGTAAAAGATCTACCTATAACACTACCTGTTTGGAAGAACATATTTAAAGCTTCTTGTGGGTTGTAATTAGTACCATTACCTAAATCAACTTCAGCTAAACCATCAGCGTCTAAATAAACACCGTCTGGCACCATACGTGACATTACTTGCTGTAGCTTTAAATGTGTAAGTTGTATCATGTCAGCAAAACCCGTAATACGTCTTACTAAACTTTCAATTTTACCTTTATATAAACGAGGAGCTACAATACTATAATTCATTTTTACTTTATTGTAATCACTTTTAGGACGCATCATGTTTTTAGATATTTCCCATTTTAATAGTTTGTTAGTACCTAGTATTAAAGCACCTTCATATAAAACCTCTATAGCTCTATGTAGTCTTGTAAAATTACCTTCTTTATCTTCTGGTGGATTAAAATTATCATCTTTTTCAATAGCTTTTTCTGCACCACTACCTGTTTCTTTTACTTTATAAACCTCGTTCATATATGTTTTATAATTAAAATATAAAACTTGAACTTTATTATTATCTATTTCTTTATAATGAGCAGAACCTTGATCATAGTTAGTTTGGTGATAATTTTTATTTTTAATTATATCTTCTAAATCTTCTTGCTCTAAAAATGGAAACTCTTTAGCTAATTCATTTACAGGTATTTTTTTAACTTCACCAACGTAATATAAATCATCAAAGTATGGTGACTCAGTATATGAGTAAACTAAATCAGCAGGATCAACGTATTTAATAGTAACACCTTCAGAAGTGTTAAAGTTAGTTTTAACAGCGCCAATACCTAAAACAGTTAAATCATAATAAAAACGTTTCTTAATTAACTCGTAGTTACTACCTTCCATTAAAACTTTTAAAGCTTGTTCTTCTGCTAACTCTACAGCTTGTTTATAAGTAAGCTGCATGTGTAACTGTAACTCTTCTTCAGACTTTGGTAAAGTTTTAGGATCATTTTCTGATATTTGTATACCAAAAGCTTGTTCACTAAAGTTATTTAAATCAATAGTTCTCATATCTCCTAATATAGACTCCATGTATTGAGTTCTTTTTTCTATACCATAAGGATCTTGTGAGTAAGCTTTTATATCATAAGTACGCTCTGCAATACCATTAACAACTATATCAACAAACTTAGGTATTATAGGTACAGGCTTCCAGTCAAGATTTAAATAGCTTAAGTCACCATTTATTGATAACTCATCTTTATATTTTTGTATTGACTGTTCACCTCTAGCGTAAAGCCTTAAATTGTGAAAATTGTTTTTATTAGTTGTATATCTAGTTTGGTTATAATCGTTGTAAAACCACTCTGTTTCAATAGCTTTAGCAACTTTTAAACCATAGTCATAACTTAACTTTTCAGCATCGCTTACAACTTGACTTGGAAAATAACTTTTTACCGCAGACTCTGCCATAGATTTATTTTATTATTTTAGAATTATATCCAGTATTACTATATCTAGATATGTTTATATTTAGTTTTTGTTTTTCAACGTTTGGATTTGGTGCGTATAAATGCCTGTTGCAGGCCATAATAGCTAAACCACTACTAATTGTTGCATCAAATTTTGTACGTTTGTTTATATCAAACTTACCCCAATCGTTTAATGTTCTATTAAAGTACATGCTTCCATAACTACCTGTTTGCATTTGACCAACATGGCCTTGTATATACATCTCTATCGCAGCAGCATGTGCTTGTTTAATATCTTCACTTGAATTAGGTATACCACCTATTTCTTTTTCAGCTGTTGAAAGCTTGTTCCAAGATCTATCAGGACGATTCATACTATAACCTCGATAACCACGTCTTCGTAAATAGTACAATAATCTTGGTTT